GCCGGCCAATATGTACGGCGAGGGCTTCGGCGGCAACTGGTCGGCCGAGGCCATCACCGGCGAGGTGTGGAAGACCCTCGACCCGGGCGACGACTGGAAGCCCGACGCGGTGCTGGTGATCTCGGACGTGTCGGGTCTGCTCGGTCATATCGGGCGCGGCATCGACGCATGGCGCACCGTGCCCGTCTACCACTACTGCCCCATCGAGGGCGACAACCTCACCCCTGCCTGGAAGGGCATCTGGGACATCTTCACGCCGGTCGCCATGTCCGACTACGGCGCGCGGGTCATCGAGGAGCTCATCGGCCGACCCGTCACGCGCATCTACCACGGCGTCGACACCGAGACCTTCTACCCGGTGTCACCGGGCAAGCCGATCCGGTTCGACAACGACACGCTGCGGTCCAAGGACGACTGCAAGGGCAAGTTCGGCATCGGGCGCGGGCGCAAGGTCATCCTGCGGACCGACCGCAACGTCATCCGCAAGAACTACCACGCGCTGTTCGAGGCGTTCGTGCCCATCGCTCTCGGCGATCCCGACGTCGATCTCGTGCTGCACTGTCGGGCCATCGACCCGGAAGGCATGGACCTCGTGCAGGAGATACTCCGACTGCCCGAGCCCATCCGCAACCGCATCGTGTTCACCAACGCCCACGACACCTTCAAGGGCTTCCCGGTCGAGGGGCTCAATGCCCTGTACAACGCCGCCGACGTGTACATGACCACCACCGGCGGCGAGGGCTTCGGGCTCACCCTGGCCGAGTCGCTGGCGGCGGGCGTGCCGGTCGTCACCACCGGCTGGGCGGCCGAGATAGAGGTGGTCGGCGGTGGCGGCATCTGTGTCCCGCCGCTCCACGACTCCTACGGCGAGGTCGTCCGCTACCACTCGGGCTATGGGATGGACTGGGCGGTACCCGATCCGCGCGCCTTCACCGAACCCGTCCTCAGCCTGCTGTCACATCGTCAGCGGCGCATCTCGCTCGGCGCGATGGGACGGCTCCACGTCCAGCGTTCCTTCTCATGGGACACCGCCACCGACCAGTTCCTCGACCTGTTCAGTCAGGCGAAGGAAGCCGCCGCCTAGGGTGCTCCTTCGCCTCCGAGCGCAGGTGTTGGTGGCGATAGAGGTCTACCGCTAAGGACGTGACGTGCCAGTCTCGGCCGACCTTCACGGCCTTGAGTGAGCCGCGGGCGATAGCGCCTCGTAGGTTGTCGGGAGTGGTGCCGAGCATGGCGGCGGCTTCCTTGAGTGTCACGGGTCCCTCCGCAAACGGGAAGGGCTCCGGGCGGTCTTGCCGCTCACCGGAGCCCTTCTTCATCTCGACCGGCCTTCCATCAACTTAGGAGGTCTGGCGTCGATCTGATGTACGTACCTTACGCCTACGTAAGCACGTTGTCAATACCCTAGCGTAAGAAGTTATCCACAATCGATGGGGTACTAATGCCGCTGCCTACCGTATCCGATCTCAAGACGTACCTCGGCATCAGCGGGGCGCAGGACGACGCGCTCCTGGCGCAGTGCATCATCGACGCGGTGGGCAAGGCCGAGCGTGATACCGGCCGCGTGTTCGCCGCGGCGTCGAACGTCCGCACGACCTACTCGACCGACGGCCAGGCATGGCTGACGGTCCACGACCGCCCGTTCACCGATCCCAGTCGGACCGTGACCATCCAAGGCGTGACCTCGACCGAGGGCACCAACGTCTGGTTCCTGCCCGACCGGCGCGACCAGAACATCACGGCGTCGGTGCAGCTGCGTTACTTCGACCGGAGCAGCGCTGACTGGTACAAGGCCGACCCGTACTGGTTCGACAAGAACCTCGACAACCCGCGCGCCTTCGGGGGGTCGCCCAACGACCTCGTCATCACCGGGATCATCGGGCACCCGTTCCCCGACGACGACGTGGTAGGGGCCATCCGCCTACTCGAGGCGTGGCTGTACTGGAATGCCAAGTCCGGGGCATCCGGAGTCGTCCAGCTACCGACCGGCGAGAACCTCGACCTCGAGGCTGAGCCGCCGAGGTATGCCGAGTTCGTCCGCAACTGGAAGATCAGGACAGCGGTGGCATCACCATGAGCGTCAAGGGGATGCGCCAACTCAAGGCGCGCATGAAGGCCATCGGCGAGACGTCGATCCTGCTTCGCCAAGTCCAGCTGGACACCATCGCCGAGGCCAAGGCCAAGGTACCCCGCAAGACAGGCTTCCTCGGGCGCAGCATCGTGCCAGGCAACGTCACCGACACCCTCGCCATCGTGTATGTCAACGCGCCCTACGCGGCGGCGGTCGAGTTCGGGAGCAAGCCGCACGTCATCCTGCCCAAGAAGGCCCGCGTGCTGGCATGGCCGTCGTCCGAGGGCTCGCGGCGGCTGTCGGGTCGGGCGCGCAAGGGCACCACGTCGGGTGACATGACGTTCGCCACCAAGGTCAACCACCCGGGCACCAAGCCGCAGCCATTCGTCGTGCCCGCCGCCGAGGATGCGCTCCGCAAGCATGGCGTCGAGGGCATCGTCAAGGCCTGGAACGACGCCGGGTGAGCACGACCTTTCGTCAGGACCTCGTGGCCGCCATCGTCGCCTCGCTCGACGTGTTCATCGCGGCCAACCCGACGCTGCTGAAACGATCCGAACTGGCTCGACCACCGTCGGTCATCGGTGACATGCCGTTGGCGTTCGTGGACAGCCGCGACGAGCGCATCCACTGGACCCGCGGCGTCATGGACCGGGTGATGACCGTGCCCATCGTCATCGTCTGGCCGATGTACGACAACGTCGAGACCGTCCGCAAGGTCGATGTGCTGGTCGACGCCATCATCGACCACTTCAACACCAACTCGCTCCACTTCGTGGACAACTCGAGCTGGAGCGACGTGACCATCGCCGACGAGGACTATCCGGTCGCGTCGGATGACGGAAGCGTCCGTCACTTCTATGCCACGCGCATGACGTTCGTGGTCAGCAAGGGAGAAGGTCGGGCGTAGGCCGCGACTAAGGAGGTACCAGCGTGTCTGTCAGCGGCCTGCAGAGGCTTAGGAAGCTCCAGATCGGTTATCAGGCCAGTTTCGCGAGCAACACCAGCGCAACGAAGGCGCTGCCGTATCGCGGTGCGATCGAGATCGACCCGCAACTGACCGACCCCGATGTGGACGTCGGCTCGCTCGACCCGATCCTCGCGCCGTTCGCGGGTGCCGCCAACTTCACCTCGACGTGGGATGGCAACCTCGCCTACAACGACGCACCAGACCTGTGGGCAGGCATCCTCAAGGGTGCCGTCACCCCCACGGGCACGACGGCCCGCACCCATACGTTCCAGGCGGCGTCATTGACGCAGGACACCTTCCCGTATGCGACGTACCAGTGGGGTGATGATGTCGTCACCGACTGGATTCACGGCGGCGGGTCGGTCATGGACGAACTGACCACGGGCTTCGACGAGGACCTCGGGGCGTGGACGGTCAACTTCAACACGATCCACGCACGGGCATCGTTCGGCGGCCCGACCGGCGGCCTCTCCGTCGACAGCAATCCGACGTGGGTGTACGGCGCCGACTCCGAGGTGTTCATCGACGCCTCGTCCGGTGCCATCGGCACGTCTCGCCTCGACGCTGCGGTCCACCGGGCCGAGCTCCGCGTCACCGCCAACAATGACCCCAAGCGGTTCGCGCAGGGCGCCGCCGCAGGCTCCAACGTGTCGCGCTTCAACCTCGCCAACTTCGGGCGCGGCCAGCGCGAGATCGAACTGGTACTCGGTGTCGCCAAGACCACCGCCACCACGGCGCAGCGCCAGTCGATCGACGACGCCCCGCCGGCCGAGGTGTACATCGAGCTCCGCTCGACCTCCACGGTCATCATCACCGGCACCACCCCGTACTCGCAGTCGATCCGGATGCCGATGCGGCTCATCACCGCCACCGACACCGAGTTCGGCGAGAACAACACGGGCTACGAACTGACCTACCGGGCCAGATACAACTCGACGCTCGGCTATGCGATCCGGGTGGTGACGGTCACGACCAACACGACCACCTATCCGTAGGAGTCCCTTCCATGCGCTCATTCGATACCGCTCCTGTCGAGGTCCGTCTCCCCGCGTGCTACTGCCCCGGCAGTCCGCATGAGGCGGACCTCGTCTATCTCGCTCCGGCCCTGCCGATGGTCGAGGGCCTCATGGCCCGTGCCTTGGTCCTCGAGCAGATGCAGTCGGGCGCGGTCGATGCGCTCATCCTCCAGGAGCAACTCGCGCGCATCTGGCTGCGTTGCGTCGTCGATTGGAACCTGCTCGACGAGTCGGGCCAGCTGATCCCGATCACGCCCGACAACGTCAAGGACGCCCTGCCCTACGCGAAGGGCGGGATGCTGCTGGCCGACAAGGCCGACGACCTCTACGCCGACGACGTGATGCGCCCTTTAGTCCAAGCGTCACAGAGCAGCTCGCGGCGTGGGCGGACCAACGGCTCGACCTCAGCCACGAAGCCGTCGAGCCCGAAGCGGCGGTCGCGATCGTCGACCGCCACTACGGCCAAGGCGCCTCCAGCCGCATGACCTGGCGCGAGTGGATCACCGCTCGCCAACTGCTCGCCGAGGAAACGGTCGGGGTCAACATCCGGGCCGCTGGCAGGCAGGAGGACGCTGCCTTCGCCAAGGCCACCAAGAACCTCCAACGGATCGATAGGAGCTAGCCGGTGGCCCTCGCCGAGACCGCGAAACTCGTTGTCGACCTGTCGCTGAAGGGCAACTTCGCCCGTCAGGTGGGTACGGCCAACCGTGCCCTCGGCAAGCTGGACACGCAACTCAATAACACCGAGTCGCGTGCCTACCGCGCCGGTCAGCAGATCGGGACCGGCATCAAGCGCGCCGCTGCCCTCGGGGCGGTCGGCATCGGCATCCTCGCGGTCAACGTCAAGCAAGGGCTCGACTCCCTGGTCGCGCTCGAACAGCAGACCACCCAGACCAACGCCGTCATCAAGTCGACGGGCGGTGTCGCGGGGGTCACCGCCGCGCAGGTCCGGGCGCTGGCCGAAGAGTTCGAGTCGATGAACGCGACCATCGGCGATGAGGTCATCCAGAGCGCCGAGAACCTGCTGCTCGGGTTCACCAACGTCAACAAGAAGGCGTTCAAGCCAGCGCTGCTGGCGATCCTCGACATCAACACCCGACTTGGCAAGGGACCCGGTGGGCTGGCCGGCACGGCGCAACTCGTCGGACGGGCACTGCAGGACCCGGTCAAGGGCTTGGGACGCCTCGAGCGTGTCATCGGTCCGCTCGACGCCAAGACCAAGAAGCAGATCAAGAGTCTCGTCAAGCAGAACCGCCTGTATGACGCTCAGGCGTTGCTGCTCAAGGAGATCGAGAAGCGGTTCGGCAATGCGTTCAAGGCCGAAGGCGGTACCGTCGGGGCTCAGGTCAAGGGCTTCTATGACGCCATCGAGGACCTGCAGCGACTTCTGGCACAAGGCCTGTTCCCGGTCGTCAAGAACGTCGCGAAGGCTCTGCAGGACCTACTTCAAGACCCCGAAGTCCAGCGGGGCGTCGAGGAGTTCGGCCAGAACCTCGGCAAGTTGCTGTCGCCCGCCAACATCAAGTCGGGCATCGGCGCCATCAAGGACGTGTTCACGACGATCGCTGCCGTCGCTGGACCAGCCGCCACGGCTGTCGGAGCGATGGTGTCGGCCTTCTCCAAACTGCCGCCCGACCTGCGCAACATCCTGATCGGCGCCTTCGCGGTCAACAAGTTGACCGGCGGCCTCATCACCAATATCGCCGGTGCGTTCAAGGACATGGTCGTCGGCAGCATGAACGTGCAGGCGGCGAACGTCACCGTCATCGGTGCCGGTGGTGTGCCTGGCACCGGGGTACCGGGCGCACCGGGCAAGGGTGGCGGCGGTGTCGGTGGGCTGCTCAAGGGTGCGCTCGCATTGACCGTCGCCGGTGCCATCGTCGCGGTAGCGCCCGACATCGGCAGGGCGTTCGCGGCGGCCCTGCCCGACTCGTTCAAGGGACGACCCGGCGAGAGAGGGATGAACGACCCCGAGCGACTTACCAGACTCGCGAAGGCGCAGAACCCCGGCACGCAAGTCCTCGGCCCGGGTATCCAAGAGCATCTCCACGAAGAGCACATCCGGCGTGGTGACGCGGCCATCAAGAAGTCCATCGAGGACAGCAAGAAGCGGTTGGCCGACCAGATCGCCGAGACCACGCGCGAGACGACCCGGGGCATCACGGCGACGAACGCGACCAAGGCTGCGGTGCAGGTCGGTGACAACCACGTCGCGGCCACCGTGTCGTCGTCGGTAGCGGCCAGCACCGGCGCCATCGTCGGCGCTATCTGGGCGGCTCGCCCGGTCGTAAACGTGACGGCGGTGACCAAGACCACGACCGTCAACAACCGCTATGGCTCGGGCAACGGCTCGCAGGGTCAGCCCGCCCACGACCTCGCCTGATGAGCCTGCGCTTCTTCTACCGCCCGTCATGGCGGCCGCTGGCCGAAGACCCGGCTGTCGAGTTCACCGAGTCGGTGCCGCTGTATACGCTGGACGTCACCGAGCAGGCCGAGGAGGGCTCGGTCGGCACGTCACAGCTGATCGTGTCCGACCCCCTCGGGGCGCTGGACTTCCCGCCGCTCACTCGCATCTGGGCGACCGAGACGGAGATCAGCGCGTCGTCCAACACGCACGTCTTCGACGGCTACATCGCCGATCGAAACATCCACCGCGGCGCGTCCGAACTGACGGGCTCCGCGCGCATCTGGGAAGTCAGCGTCGTCGACGAGAACAGCATCCTCACCCGTCGGGTGCTGTCGTCGGCCAGTGCCAACCGACCCGCCGAGACGGACGTGGCGCGCGTCACCTGGCTGGCGAACGAGGCTGATGGGCAGCTGCTGATCGACTCCGTCGAGTTCCTGTTCGGGGCGGGGCCGGTCAACATGGACGCCGCCGACTACCGCGGCCAGACCGGGCAGGACGTCCTCGCCGATTGCGCCGAGCAGTCGGGCAAGAACTACTGGGCCTACCAGAAGGAGGGCGTCGGGACCGGCATCTGGTACGGCTCGATGGACCACACCGCACACCAGTCGATGGTCCGCCTGTCGAACGTCCTGACCGACATCGACAACAACACCACGTTTGCCATCGGTGACGGTGACGCGACCGTCCTGTGGCGCGACCCGTCCCGGCTCCTGTCGGGCATCTACGGCCAGTTCGCCAACGGCGCCACCTATGTCCGCAACCAGTCGATGTTCGCGCGCATCGGGATGCGTGACGCGCCGATGTCGTGGCCGAACGTCAAGACGGCCACGACGGCCGAGGCCCGCGCCAACCGGATGCTAGCCGACCTCGACACCGAGATGGACCGCATCACCACGACGGTCTATCTGCCGGCGGCCAAGGTCAACTGGATCAAGGCCGGGATGCGGCTCCAGTTCCGGGCCAGCCACCTACCAGGCTACGAGGACTTCGTGTGGCTGCGGGTGCTCAAGTGCTCGACGGCGCAGGTGTCCGAGCAGTTCTACCTCAAGACCCTCGAGCTCAGCAGCAACGACATCCCGGCCGCGCCGATCCCCAACACCTTCCCGGCGTCGGCCATCATCTACCAGCCGGCCAATGGCGGCGGCGGCGGCATCCACCCGGCCGTCCGCTTCGGCAGTTCGGGCGATGCACCGGCCGCGGGCTATCCGACCGTGCCGCTGCAAGGCTCCCTCGAGTACGTCACCGACACCCTGTACGGCGGCGGGCTGTACACGTTCAAGGGCTTCCGCGCCCTCGGTAGCGGGACCCTCACCGTGACGTTCAGGGCCAGCGACATCGCGGGCGTGGTCGGCACGGTGACGTGTACACCTGCCATCCTGCTGAACGGTGCCATCGTCGCTTCGAGTCCGCACACCACCACCGATGCGGCTGCGCCTGGCTTCCCGTATGGCCATAGCAATAGCTGGGACTTCTCGACCGATGTCTCGGTCGTCAACGGCGATGTCGTCTCTGCCCAGATGTCCTCGACGTGGGGCAGCTCCATGACCGTGCCATCGGGTGCCGGCGGCAACGCCGAGAGCCTGGCCGTGTCGGGCAACCTGACATGAAGGTCGCAAGGTTCCACCCGGTCCGCCCGGTCCAGACCATCTCGGAACTGTTCGGTACCACAGGATCGGGGCCGTCGGGCCAGGTGCTCACCGCGACCGGCTCCAACTCGTCGTCGGTGGCGTGGGGCTCCAACGTCGCCACCATCACCTCGAACGGCTCCAATGTCCTCGTCGGCCCCTACGTCGGGCTGCAGTCGGGCTCGGGTATCGCCTTCGCGGCATCGTCGAACATCCTGACCATCTCCTCGACCAGTGGCGGCGGCGGGGGTGCGTCGGTCTCCTATGGGTCGAACGCGACTCGTGTCTCCGAGGTGTCGTCGGCCGGCGTCGCGACGACGGTCTCGAGCTCGGATCACATCCACGACGGCATCGGCACCGTCACCGCGTCATCGTCGAACACGATGCAGCGCGGGACGTTCAACCTGCGTCCGGGCTCCGGCATCGCGCTCAACCTCACCGACACCGACGGCGATGGCGAGTTCGATACCGCCACCATCGTCAACACCGGTTCGGGTGGCGGTGGGGGAGCGGCTGCCAGTGGCGCGCTCACGTTCATCTCCGAGACGGTCCTCGGTTCCGCGGCGGCCGAGATCAACATCACGGGCCTGCCGACGACGTACAAGGACCTTATCGTCGTCGCCAAGTTCCGCTCCGCCACAGCGTCGACCAAGGCTATCGCCATGCGCTTCGGTGACAGCAGCGCCATCGACACCGGCTCGAACTACTCCTTCAACCGGCGCTATGACGGCACGCTCGCCAACGGTGCCTCGCAGAACACCAGCGCGACCTACATGGAGTGCGGAGCCCTGCCTGGCAGCGGCTCGACTGCAGGCTTCTTCGGGGCAGGGCGGTGGGAGATCATCGACTACGCCTCGACGTCACGTTCGCGCATCATGATCGGCGAGACGTTCGATGACGCCAACGACGGCAACTTCATGAACAGTGTCGGCGGCATGTGGAAGAACGTCACGGCCGCCGTGGCCCGTATCCGCCTCATCGTCACCGACGGCTCGAACTTCGATACCAACTCATCGATCACCGTCTACGGCCGCGGCTAACCAGCACGACCCAGCCCCGTCTTGTCGGACCCCCACCGACGAGGCGGGGCGCCTTCGTGTGTCTGGCACCTAGTACCATCGAATGTGGATAACCTACTTGACAGCGGTGCGTAGCAGCGCGTAGCGTATGCACATGGACACGAGCAAGCAGCGAACGACCAAGGAATGTCAGGTCTGCCGCAAGGTTCTCCCAGTCGCGCTGGTCCGGACCGTCGGCAGCCTCGACATCTGCAACCGCTGTGAGCGCACGCTGAATGCGGGGCTTCGATGACTAGCCCGACGCCACCGCCCTACAAGGCCCTACGAGAGGCGCTCGGCCTCTCACAGCGCGCAGTAGAGCGAGAACTCGGGTGGTCTACCGGTCGTCTGTCGGTGATCGAGCGGGGGCTCGTGCCGTCAGAGGAGGAGCGTCGGCAACTGCTGGCGTTCCTCAACGACCGGCTGACCGAGGAGGTAGCACGATGACACTACCTGTCACATTCCTGCGCTTGCGCCTGCTGGACCAGTTCCGGCGCGCCCAGAAGAAGGGCGACCGCGTCGCCATGATCTTCCTCGCGCAACGCCTGGCCAAGCTGACATGACCCGCTGGCCGTCATGGCACTTCTGGGTACTCGTGTCGGCGATGAGCATCGTCGCGTTTGCGCTGGAGTACACCATCGGGCTGCCTGCGGCGCTCGGTCCGGCGTGGTACGTGTTCGTAGTGGCGCAGGGTGTGCTGTTCGGGTTCACAACGGCGAGGCTATTGTCATGACCCGCTGGCTCGGCATCCTCCGTGACGCGCTGGTCATCCTTGCCATCGCCTACGTCTTCACCATCGCCGTCATCGCCATCGCGTCACGATGAGCGCTCTCGCCTCGCCGAAGGCCGATCCCACCGTAATCCTGGGGGTGCGCGATTCGCGGGTCGGCCTTCGGGGACGCGCGAGCGTCCCTCCCCCCTCGTCGGGTGGCGGCTCGTCCGTCGTTCCCATACCCGACACCGGCGGCCCGGGTGGCCCCCCTACCCGGGCTGCCGCCCCCTGACACGGGTTCTCGGGGAACCAGCCGGGGCGGACGTGCCTGAGCGTCCGCCCCGGTACCTCAGGCACTCAGGCGCACGAGGACTCAGGCTATGTGCAGCGCTCATGACGACCCATCCACGCACGACATCCCCATAGCGCAGCCGCGACGCTACGTGCTCGCGGGATCGGAACCACCGAAGCCCAGCGCCGCCCTCGCCGTCATCGGCGAGATGCTCGAGGAATACGAGACGGCGGCCGCCCAAGAGTCGAAGTGGGCCCCGACGACGAGGGCCCGCTGGAATATGGCGCTGCTCGTCCTGCGCACTGCCCGTCAGCGCATCACTGACGCGGAGGCCCGACGATGAACGTCAACCCCAACGGCTACGACGGCCCGACGCTGGCCGGGTTCCAGGACCCGAGCCCATGGCTCGAGGGCTGCGACCGGATGAACTGCACGGCCATCGTGGGCGGCGACCACGCCCCGACCTGCGAGGTGTCGCAGCGGCGCTGCTACCTGTGCCGGCGCGACCTGTCCGAGGGCTACCCCTACAGCAACGTCAGCTTCGGGCTTAACGTCGAGCACGTCTGCGATGTGTGCTGGGAGCGCGGCCAAGAGGGGATCGACATCCCGCTGGATATGACCGAGGACGAGGCATGAAGTCCGACGACGTCATCGTAGTCACCCCTACCGGGATACTCGCCGAGGCATTCCGCCGAGTCGCGCAGGATGCCGAAGACCCGAAGGCGTGGTGGCGCGTGAGCCCTCTGCTCGCTGGCACCGGCCTCGCCTACCACCTCGACCAACTCGGCTTCGAGGTCACACCGAAGAAGGGGGAAGACGATGCCATTCAATCTTGACGACTACGTCCCGGTAGCCGAACGGCTGGTCGCCTTCTACGGCGAATACCCGAAGGGTTCCATCCAGACCGACATCATCGAACTGTCCGACAAGCGCGTGGTCATGCGCGCCACCGTCTATCGCGATCCCACCGACGAGCGGCCGTCCATCGCCCACTCCGCGCTGTCCATCCCCGGCACGACGCAGTTCACCCGCGGCTCGGAGATCGAGAACGCCGAGACGAGCGCCATCGGCCGCGCCATCGCCATGCTCGGCTTCGAGGTCAAGCGTGGCGTGGCGTCCCGGGAGGAGGTCCGCAACAAGCAGGACGAGGAACCCAAGCCGAAGGCCAAGCCCGACGAGGCGAGCGCGGCACGGCTGGCGGGGCATGACCCCGGCGGCATCGTGGGCGTCATCGAGGAGTCCAAGGCGTGGGCTCCGCACTACGCGCCGAAGATCGACCCGGTCCACGGCTTCATCGTCGAGTTCAAGTTGAAGGGCGACGGTCGTGGCGGCGGCATCAAGGTGCAGGCTCAGGGTCTCCTCGCCGAGCAGTTGTCCGACATCGGTGACGCCCTGACCGGCCAGCGGGTCACCGCGTGGGGCCCGATCCGCGACGAGACGTTCCGCCCGTCTGGTGCCAAACGCGACGTGACGTATCAGGTGCTCCAGCTGGAGCGTATGGCCGGACCGTTCGGCACGCTGCCCAAGGTGTCGCCGCTGCGCGACCCGGAGCAGGAAGTCGTCGACGCCATCCCTGTCGCGGAGGGCCAGGAAGCCCTGTTCGACGCGGCTGAGTCGGCGCGCATCGACGCCGAGGAAGCGAGCAAGGCATGACCGAGCCGCGTACCGAGGCCGGACGACGGCTCGAGTTCGGGAAGGACTGGCCACACGTCGCTTACGTCAGCCTAGCGGACATCCTCGCCATCGAAGCCGAGGCCGCTGCGGGACCACGCGACGAGCGACTTGTGTCAGTAGTCCCGTTCACCCATCGGGCCGCTGCGGGACTACGCGACGAGGCCATTGAGTTGTGCCCCGAGTGCGGCGGGCAATACAGCGACCTACCCGGCCATCGCCGCCTCGGTCACAACGTCCCCGGATGGCGCAACGAGTCCGTCGAGGCATGGGACAAGGCATCGGCAGCCACCCGCGAGGCCGCTGCGGGACCACGCGAGTATCACGACCTATCCGCAGCAGGCGACATCTTGGGGCATGGTCACAGTTATGCCGAGGCCGCTGC